AAGCTACACGGTGACGACGGTATCATGACGCCTGAGCTCGCACGAGGAATCTGGATGCGGTTGATCACGGCAGGATCCTATGCCTTCAACGCATCCCATGCGGTGAGTTACGGGATGATCGGATATCAAACAATGTGGTTCAAGCGCAAGCATCCAGAGGTCTTCTATCTGGCGTCACTCAATGTCACGGACGACGACGATAAGGTACGACGCCTGCTCCGCGACTCGCAGCGGTTCGGTCGTAGCGTGGAGATTAAGCCACCGCACCCGAGATCTAGTAGGGTACGGTGGTCTAAGGAAGACGACGCACTTACGGCAGGCTTCTCGCAGGTGCCGGGTATCGGGGTCAAAACGGGCAATGCGATTGTTGCCTACCGTGAAGAACATGGTATGGAGGACTGGGAAGATCTACTCAACGTCAAAGGCATAGGACCAATCACAATGGAAGCAATCCGAAAGTTCTCACAAAAGGGCGATGATCCATTCGGCGCGCTATGGCTTGACCGTGCCATCGCCTCGGTGAAGCACGAGATCATCCATCCCGACGGAGAGCTCTATCGTGAGGTGCCCCAGCCTACACATGTGGCGACAGACCTGCCCTACGAACGGGGCGACGACATTGAGGTGATCTGGCTGGGTTGTATCTATACGCGCAACGAGCGCGATCTCTTTGAGTTCAACCAGGCTAAGGGTGCTGAGTTAGACATGTCTGATCCGAAGCACCCAAAACTCAACGGTCAGCCCATCCGCGATCCGCACCTAGATAAGTGGGTTGTTATGGTGGGTGACGACGAAACAGACCAGCTGGGTCTGCGCGTGGATAGGTGGCGCTATCCCCGGCTGAGAGATCAGGTCTGGAGACTGCGTCCAGGGAAAGACCTGGTATTGGTAAGAGGGGTCAAGCCGGGGTGGATGCCCACAAGACAGATTACAATCAGCGAGATGTGGGTTATCGACCCAGAGATGTGAGAGGAGGTGTCACCATGAGCGACGAAGAGAAGCAGGAGGAGTTGTCAGAGGATCAGCAGGCCGCGCAAGAGTCAGGCCGGCAACCGGACGACCCTGTGGACGAGTCCGCAGGACAGGCTGAGGAAGCCGAGAGCGACGAGTCAGAGGACGAATAGGAGGAAACATGCCCGGACAGTCAGTAAGGCGAGCTTCAAAGGCTAGCAGCCCCAAGAAGCGTCGTGCGAACCCTGCCCTAAGCCGAGTCAGGGGTGCACCGAAGTACGTGCACGAGATGATGTATGCAATCGTGCAGTCGGCTATCAGGACATTCCGCAAGGAAGGTCCGCAGGAACTGATCATCGACAAGATGTTCTGGTCCTACGATAATGCAAACAACTGGCTCCACGGCATGAAGCGTGGGTTCTTCCGTACCATCTTGGAGGAAAGACCTACGATTACCGTCAAGATCAACGGAAGCGAGAGGGTCTATTGCGACCTCGGTGCCAAGTTGATGGGTAAGGTCGATACATCCAAACTGGCAGATGGTCGTCAGTTCTGGTACATCGTCCTAACCGGATTGGCGGAGTGAACATGCGGGAGCGTAGCATTTGGATAGTAGAGGGGCTGCGCAGGCGTGGTGGGGTAACCATGCCATCATATTGTCAACCCAAGGAGGGCTGTGAGGGTAACGGCCATCACTCTAGCCGCACTCTGTGTGGCGTTCGTACTAACGGCTTCTGCGTCGGCGAGTCGCAAAGACTACGTGACGCAGGGGTTGCTATGCATCCATCATTACGAGGGTGCCTGGAACGATCGTGGCGCTCCGTACTACGGCGGATTGCAGATGGACTACTCCTTCCAGTGGACGTATGGGAGGGCGTTCCTCCGTCGATGGGGCACAGCAGATCACTGGCCGATATGGGCACAGTTACAAGCCGGACGGAACGGATACAGGGCGCGCGGCTGGTGGCCGTGGCCCAATACTGCCCATATGTGCGGGTTGCTGTAACTGAACCGAAAGGGAGCACATGCTGACTAAGAACGACATCGCACAGGAGATCGAGGAGATGACCGGGGTCAAGCCTAACCTGGTCAAGAACGTGATGGACGCTATGGCCGAGATCGCTGCCGACGAGGTGGCAAACGGTGAAGACTTCGCCATTCCGGGCATCGCGCGTATTGTGTGGCGGTATCGCAAGCCACAAGCGAAGGGAGCACGCTGGAAGAAGGGCGAAGAGGTCCAGGGCTTTGGAGGGATAGTCCAGACCAAAGACAGTGACAGCCCACCTGTGAAGGCTCAGGCTCGGCTGGTAGCTGTGCCGACCGGCGATGTCAACCGGGCCAAGCCCAAGCGTGACCCGGTCTCTCAGGCAGCATTCCTGAAGACCCGTGCAGGCAAAGCAATAGCTGCGCGGCGAGGCTAGCATGAGCAAGGAAATGCTCCGCTGGGCAGACGCTGCGATGTACGAATCGCAGCCGATGCTCGTCGAGGAGGACACGGGGCTGGTGAAGCCCCGTGTCTTCCTCATCAATGCGACACCAGATCCTCTGGGTACGCTCGCGGTGGACATGCGTATGTACCGTGGCGATCCGGTGTACAGCCTGAAGGAGATCACCAATGAGGAGCGACACTGGGCGTGGGAGGAGCTAAGCAAGACGCATCTCAACACGCCGCTTGAAGGTGTCCACCTCAAGTTTATGATCGAGGCGGTGACACGCAGCTTCACTCACCAGATGGTCAGGCAGAGGGTGGGTGCGTACTACGTGCAGGAGAGCCTGCGCTTCGCCGTCAAGCGTGGACTGGCTGATGAGGTGGCGATACCGCCCAGCATCGTTGACGGTGACGAGTCAGCACAGATGATCTGGGAGACCGTCATCAAGCACATCGAAGCAGCATACGAGAGCCTGGTCAATGCCGGCATCCCTGCCGAAGATGCGCGCGGAATTCTTCCGCACTGTACCACCACGCGCATCATCTACAACACTAACCTGCGGGCATTGTTCGAGCATGCGGGCAATCGGCTGTGCACGCAGGCACAGTTCGAATGGCGCGCGGTGTTCTTGGAGATGATGAAAGCGATCCGGGAATATGGGACGCCACACCTACGTGAGGATTGGCAGTGGAAGATGATCGCCACGCCCACACGGTACACGTTCACGCCGATCTGCTATCGGCTCGGCAGGTGTGCGTTCATGAGTATGCTCGACAGAGGCTGCACTATCCGCGAGCGCGTCAATGCCGGCGAGTGGGACAAGATCGAGCCGGACGAGTGGATGGCCTCACCGACTGCTGGCGTCACAACGGAGGACAATCCGCGTCCTGAGTGATGCCCAAGGGACCATTCTACAGAGATGGGAATGGGCGACGACACCAGGAACGCCTCTACGGTGTACCGTGGTGGGAGCAGTGTGCCTACGTGGATGTAGAGGCGTTCCGTGTCGCGTACCATGTTGAGGAGCGTAGGAAGAATGGCGGCCTCTCATATGAAGAGCGGCAGATCGTGCGAGCCAGAATCTCTGAGATTCAGATTGCGAAAGAACTGAGAACACGCCAGGTTGAGAAAGCGCAGCGGAAATCGTACAGGAGCCGCATGAATCTGAACAGAGCACAAGCACTCGGACTATGGAAGCTGACGATGGAGCTTCCGCGTGATGTGGAGATCATCCTTGATAGCGTAGACAACTACGGTGCCATTCACCTATCAGCCGTCTCGAGCAGCATCAATGCTGTAGAGACCGCTGATGGGTCTTTTGTACAGCGATTCACACTTCCAAGGGCTGGCGGCTACCGTGAGCTCCCGCTCCCACCGGCGGCTCCTCCTCCACCAGTTTCCAAGCCATCGGAGGCTTTGGAGTAGCCATTTTGCACCACCGGGCCACACCGAATACCGGGTCGTACACCGCGACCACACTCCAACCACTAGAGACACGCGGGGCTAGATCCCTGTACCTAGAAGCGTACCCTTCTCCGCCGTGGCTGTGTATCTTCTGCGGTCGCATGATCGACAGACCTCGGGATCTACAAGTTCATCACCTTGATGGCGACTATGAGAACAAAAGCCTGGACAACTTACACGGGAGTCATATGCCATGCCATCACAGATATCACGCCGTGATACGGAACAGAGCGTTGAGAATGGGTATGAGCGCAAAGAATCCACTAGAGGTTGAGAGAGCATGGCCTATCTAGACGCCTACCTAGACCCCGCGCTCGATATCCCGAAGGGCGAGACGCCCAAGAAGATCACTGTTCAAGAAGTCAAGCGACTCAACCATCTGTTGGCCGTCGCTACAGCCGCCCAGAAGATCCAACGTAGACTCGGCGCTGATGCAAGCGATGAAGAAATTGCACGCGATAAAGTCCAATCAAGGCGAATCGCCCATGTGGCGCGACAGTGCATCGCTGCCTGGGATGATGTGCCCAAGAAGCGGCTGGAGAAGTGTGAGAGTGAAGCTGCTCAAATAGTCTGGGCGAATTGGGCTGCCGAACACCAGACACGCCTATTGAACAGAATGCGCTACATCGCCACGTGGCAGTACAAGTACAGCACCGAGGAGCTATGGGCGAAGAGCGCAGTTGTCCGACTCAACAACGAGTTGAGTTGGATTGACTACGCTCTTCGGGATTGAGACGTCGCGACAACCACGGCGCTACCAATAGCGCAACGGGAAACGACAGAAGGATCCACAAGGACACTCCGAGAATCACCCAAGCCCACCAGTTCACTACTGACTAATCCACCTACACAGAATCGTCGAATCTCCGATCTGTTTGTTGTAACCCGTACCAGCAGCCTTGCCCCGACCCTCGATGACGAGCATCACCCCATCTGCCGGCAGCGAGGCCGGTGATCCCCACGGTCCCTTGAACCACGTCCAGTTACCAGCGGGCACCGGTGTGATTTGCGGAGACACTGCAAACTCAGTCACAAACGCCAAGTTTGACTCATAGACATAGCCACCGTTCGACAAGTTGGTCGGAGCGCAGGTGATGGCTGCAATCCCATGCTCGATGGGGTTCGGTGTCCAGTCAGCCATCTGGAATTGCCCCATGAAACAGCACTCGATGGTCAGACCAGCTGTGCGCTGTGCCGTCCAGGGCAGAAAGAAGTACCGGGATCCACGCTGATATGCTGCATTGTTGATACTATATGTGTGCCCCACATCGGTAAAGGTCATAGTGCTGCTGACCCACTTACCGCGCGTCGCACTGTAGAACACTGGAATGATCTCGTATGGCGATGAACCACATACGATCATCCCTGCCTTACCGTCGGTAGCTACGCCCAGGCCGGCAACTGTGCTGGCCGGTACAACACTCAGACCGGGAAATGCTGGCCAAGTTCCATCGCCAGCCAGGTACTGCGCTGAGTTCCCCGGATAACCGGCCAACTTCGAGACCCCAATGCCGGCAGCCGCTGCGATCATCGCATTGGTGATCTGCGCCCAGGAACCGTCTGCTCTCAGCGCACGTGTGGCGTCGTTTGGGAAGCCAGCGAGCTTCAGGATCTGAATGGCAGCCGAGGCGCTGATGTCTGCATCTACGATAGAACCATCAGCGATCTTGCTGCTGTCAACACTGTTGGCCGCTAGCATGGCGTTGGTGACGCTCAGCGGACCAGGAGGACCACCCACGACAATCCACGCCGAAGCGTTGTCGTAGTAGTGCAGCTGTGTATCTGTCTCATAATAGATGCGTCCCTGCACACCGGCTGCTGGACGAGCAGCGTGAGTGCCTTGCCCGTACTGCATGCCCAGAGCCTCCAGCTGCGTGACAATAGAGCCAATATCACGCGGTACATCTGCCGTATCCGTGCGAGTCGGATTCGGGTAGTTGATCTGGAACCTGGAGCTAGTGAGCATGCTGCCTCCTTAGTACGTGTCCAGGAGCACGTCGTTGTAGGTTGGGTATGTTGTGAACGTGGCCTGGTAACTTGCCTCGTCCGTGTACAGCTTCTGGTAGTCCTGTCCAGCCAGGTACTCATACACGAGCACTAGGCCAGCAGGCTTCTGAGCCATGAGCGCATTCAACACCAAGGTCGGGTTCGGTGTCTCAGCAGTCTTACTGATGAATGTAATCCCATATGCCGGCTGTGAAGGGCAAGCAGAAGCATCACGCTCACGCACGATGAGTGACTTAGTCCCTACGAGGTACAACTGCGCCGCAGCTATCATGGCGTTGAGCGTACCCCTGTTCCATCCGGCCACGCTACGAATCTGCTGGCGCTGTAGAGCCTCAGACAGACTGTCGTCAACTGAGACGCCCACGAACTGCCCTAGCCAGGGTAAGACCTCTGCAGGAGCACGGTTAATGTCCATGACCTGAGACCAACCCGGAGCAAGTAGATTGCCCACCATCTGGTCACGACCATAGTCGTCAAGTAGCTGGAACATCTCGCCGATCGCTCCCAAGAAGTTCGCCAGTGCGTACTGCTGGTTGGCCTCGTCGTACGTGAGCGGACCCATGCGGGCATATATGTCCGCGGAGAAGCTCTCGAGCATCGGCTCAGACATCAGCTGATCACCCCGGTGATTGTTCCATCATTAGCCAGCGGCGCGATTCCGGTCATCGTGAGATCAGACGTGCCCATAGAGCCACCGTGGATACCGATAGTCAAGCTCACGATGTAGTCTACACCGGACACATCGTTGATCACATTCGCTATCTCGAGATAGCGGACCGTTGTCACGTTGTTCCAAACCTGCGGATCGCCGCTGATGTCTGTCCCCCACGTAGCAGGATTCAGGTAGCCAGACAGAGCCGTATTCACCGCCGTTGCCAAAGCCGTAGGATCTTGACCCACAAGAGCCTTGGCGTTGTACGTTACGTCGATCAGGACGACATTCGCGTCGGCGGTGTTGACGACGAAGTTGACCTCGCGCCGCGCAGTGAGATCAGCGGCCACAGCTGCCTTCACGGGCGTGCTGACCGGATTACCGTTCTGGTCGATCGAGATCACCGTCACCATACGTGGGTTGCCCGTGGAAGGACCGGAAGGATTGTAGCCATCGATCGTCGTCGCCCGATAGACACCAGGGATGTTGCGCGCAAACACGGAGAAGTCGGCCGGCAAGATCGGACGTGGCGCTAGCAGCTGAAGCTCTGCTACTAGACGGCTGAGATAGTCATCATCAGCCTCAGCGTCTACACCTCTGGCAGTGGGGCCAGTCAGTGTAATGGTCGACACAAACGTGAGCGGATCAATCAGGTCAACCGTACTGCCTGGAGCGCCCAGGTTAGTTGAATCAGCGCCGGGATCCTGTGCGATGATGGTGATAGTCGCCGTGGTGCTTCCCGGAGGAACCGTCACATCACCCGAGGTTAGGAACACATAGCTCACATCGCCAGATGCGGGAACGCCCACCTGTGTACCGTCCGGAATGGTGTAGCCAGCATTGTCTAGCATCGTCCACGTCGTCGTCCCCGAGGCAGGCTGCGCATCCTGCGGCGGCAGCTGAAGCAGGTTTGCTCCAAACCAGCGGAAGATGCTCGATGGTACTGCACTCGCCACATCGCGCGACTCAGCGGCGACAAACGCCATGGACATAAGCAACCAAACATCAAGGCTACCAGGATTAGGCGTCCACCCCGGCACGACGGTCTGAAGGAAGGTGTAGCATTCGTTCAGGATGTCCTGAGGATCAGTGTCGATCGGGATATCAATGTACGTCATACGTTCACCTCCTTCGCCGACACCGCCAACAAGACGCGAGCGATGAGCTGATCAAACTCGTCCGGAGACTGCGACATGTACAGAGCAGCACGTGGTTCGTACTTCAAGACAGCATCGATGATTCTCTGCACATCAATCGGCTGAATTCCGAATGTAGGGTCTGGAATGCCGAAGTCAGGGAGCTCTTCACGCTGCCCGATGATGGTGAGGCACGATGCCTCAACACATGCGCTGATATCTTCGATCGTATCCTGCTCAATGACAGCCGCACTGCTACCGTCCCAATTGAACGGGATAGCCAGATGCGGGACTAGAACGGCCACCATGCCACCACCCAGGGAGTACGACGATTGTCCCAAACGATCAAACACGGATCCCCCTTTGCGGGCAGGGACGTTGCATCCCTAGCCTGCCAAGGGCAAGGACCCCATTCAAGCTTCGGATCAAATTCTGGTATGATTACATACGCCTTCTTGGCGAAGTCAGTCACGGCGTGCGCGAAGAAGCCAAATAGCCTATCGGGCATCTCTGTATGATCCGGCATCAAGTCGCGAAAATCAGCCATCAGTTATGCGCCACCTGCGCATTCATGATATCCTGGATGTCGGGATGCCCCTTAGCCGGAGGATGTACACCCAGATGCACGTGATTGGCACCACCGTACTTGGCATAGTTCCCGATCGTCGCGATGACGTTGCCCTCGCCAACGCGCTGCCCCACATGGCAGGAGCGCGTCCCCAGGTGGGTGTAGAAGTAGTCCGCACCCGAGTCGCCGTGCAGATAGATGTTCCAGCCGAATGGCCCATGAATCCCGAGGGTAGGATCCCACGGTCCCAGGGCAGGATCTTCTCCTGAGAAACGAGTGATCGTGCCGCTCTCAACCGCAAGCACGGGAGCGCCAGCATTGCCGCCGAAGTCGCAGGCTGGATAGCCAGGTAGGCCAGCTGTGGGGTGTACACCCTGAATGATGTGCGTATCGTACCCTGCCGGGACAGGCTGCACTAGTACCCCAGGATCGATCGGATAGGAGGCTGGTGGCTTAGGCTGCGGTGTGCCACCCCAGGTCCACTTGTTAGTGCCCGCGCCCTGTGTCGTACTAGTGTTGCTACCAGACGGCTCAGGTAGGCTGGGCAATGGCTTCTTCAGGGTGATGGTGCCCTCTCGGCTGAAGACACTACGGCTCACATCATTGACTAGCCAGCGTCCATTCCACGGTCCCATGTTCTGTAGCTGTATCACGCTGCCTGGTGGAGACGTCCAGCGACCCATCATCACATTCAAGGTTACTGTCGCGGCCTTGGTATTTTCATCGTAGTCACCATCAATAGACATCACACCGGGTGACCACTCGTTGAGCGTGGCGATGGGCTGTGATTTGAACAGATCATCTTCAGAGATAAAGTAGAACGTACCGCTTACGAAGAATGCGCGCCACTGCACCTCGTTGGCTAGACGCTGCCAAGCTTCCCAAGTGCTCTCCTTGCCCCAGGAACCAGCCTTACCCTTCTTCTTCTGGGTGGAGCTCATGGGCGGAATGCCCCTGTAGAACTCGTAGTCACCCATACTACCGCTGGTTGTCTGTTGCTCCCACTGGGCATTCATTGCAGCAGAAGAACCATCAGTCACACCATAGGCATTCACGATACGTTCTGCTTCAGTGCGCCACTGAGCATAGGCTTGACCGTTGCCGCTGTTTTGCACACGCTCGATCAGCGTGTAGTATTGCTGCCCCTTGCTAGACTGATAGATCGGCGAGAGTTTGTTGTAGAATGCTAGCGCATCTCTCGAGACATCACGCGAGGCAGGCCAGCCCCACTTGGCAATCTGCTGGAAGCAACCCACCGGATTTCCGCGCGGATCGGGACCCAGATAGTTGCCAGAGCCCGGAGACCCGGCCATCAAGTTGATGATCGAGCTCTCCTGCTCAACGCACATGATTGCCATTACGAGCATCGGACGAGGCAGCGCATGACTCGCGCCCACGTCCAAGATCAGATTTGCGTTCTTGCGTTGCTCGGCAGAAATCGGCTGACCCTTGACGGTCAGATCAGTCCCAGCAGGGATGCCAAGTGACTTGTCGTGTTGCTTCTGCTCCGCTTTCTGCGAAGCCTGTGCTGCATTACCGATCGGCTGAATCTTGTTAAGCTCGGGAATCACGTAGGGGATCTTGCCAAACTCCTTGATCTCGCGCAACATCCGTAGAACGAACTGTGCGCGCGTGACCTTGCTACGAGCCGTCTTCATTGAAGCCTTGATTGGCTTGTTGTAGCTACGAGCGACAGCGATCTCACGGTCTTCAAATCCAAGTGTGAGAATAGATCCGTTCTTACTCACCGTCTTGAGCCTGAAGTACAGACCGTCGATCTGAATGTCCTCGTGCTTAAACAGGCGTCCAGAGTTGAGTAGACTACGATCAATATCAGCAACAGTAAGGGTCACAGTACTAGCACCCTCGATCGTTCGATCTACCGTGATGTCTTGAATTGCATCGATGATGTTGATGCTTGATCCCGAGATCCCTTGTTGGTTAAGCGAGAGATACAAGGACGTTAGATCAACATCATCACCCATCAGCTCCAGCTGCGTCGGACGATAACGCGATAGCTGCAGCTTCTCGACAGCAGTCGGCTTCTTGGGTGCGTTCTTGACCTTGGTCATCCGGGCGGAATCCTCAGCCTATCTCCTGCGTCCACGGTCTTAGGATCACGGATGTGATTCGCGTCAGCAATGAGCTTCCATTTAGAAGCGTTGCCATAGAACTTCTGCGCGATCTTGCTGAGCGTATCACCCTTCTTGGCCGTGTATACCTTGGGCTTACCAGTCTTCCCCTTGCCCTTAGCAACATGTGGAATCGGTGATCTGAATGCTTCATTATCATCCGGCCGATATTCCAGCAGATTCACGACACAATCCTGCCGCACCCGGACAGCCTGACCGCCAACATAGTTCCACAGAACATTCGTGCCCCACTGGAAGTTCTCGATCACCCAGAGTGCTACGCCAGGGTTCGGAACAGCAAAAGCCTGCCATGTAACAACAGGAGGTTCACCACCGCTAAGAGGCGGCAGTCCCATACGGCTGAGACGACTGATGTTGACTTCCTGCCCAATGCCGGTGCGAATGCCGTCAAAGATGATCGGGATCGACATGCGGAGGGGATCCTTGCCGTCCCATTGCGTCAGGCCTACACGACGTTGACGACTGAGAACCGTCCAGCCACCGTAGCCACTTACCACCTGAGCAGGCGTAGCATCAAGGAATGCGGTCACATCAGCGATGCCATCGGCGCTGAAGGTGATGGTGTACCTTGGCCGGTTGTACAGGAAGGGATCAGCCATCACGCTCTCGCTATGTAGGCAGACTGATAGGACCAGACGATCTGTGCAACCTTCTTGCCGTCAATGTAGACATCAGAGGGCTGAATCTGAGATGGCATCCAAGATTCCTGCAAGTTGAATCTGCCGTGCGTCTGTAACGGGGAGACCTGCGCCCCACCGGGCAGGCGCATGAGCTCTGGGCCGTGTTCTCCCACCATCACCATGCCACCACGCTGTACGACGCCGCCAGTTTGTAGGCCGAAAATGCCTCCCAGGCTTCCGAATGGATGTGTTACCATATTCAAAAGCGAGCTTCCGATTCCCTTGAGTGTGCCCAGTGGGTGGAAGATATAGTCCATCAGCTTCTTGCCGATGTTCCAGATGTCCACCATCACCTTGTACAGTTCCTTGAACACCCAGAGCAGGCCGTTCTTGATCCCGGTGGCGACCAAGTTCATCAAGTTGTGGAACCAGCGCCATTTGAAGTAGAGCAACACGATCAACCCTACAAGCGCGACGACAGCGGCGATGATCCATGCGATCGGTCCGAGCGTAGCGATCCACGCAATAGTGGCCGCGATCGCTTCACGGATGAACGCCGGCACTAGTCTCTCGTACAGAGCAATGGCCAATGCAATCGTTTCGGTCTTCAGAGCCAAGAACATCAGCCGAAGCCTGAACACATATTTCTCGAGTGTGGTCATCGCCCGGAATGAACCGTTCACATCTCGGACATAACCGTTAAATGCTACGCTGAGAAGACCCTGCGCAATCTTCCACGCCGCCATACCCCTGATGATCATTCCCTGAAGGAAGTAGTAGGCGCGCAGAGCGTTGTACATCAACCACTGCGCGAAGGTGAGATCCTTCGTCTCGGTAGCATCCGCAACCTTCCAGAAGGTGTCCAGCTTGGTCATCATCGCGGCAGCGAACATAGCTGTCTTGTAAGCAATCAATGCCGGGATCAACAACCACAGCAGCCATCCGAAGTGCTGCACAAAGAAGTTAAGTGTTATCAGAATGGGCAGCAATAGCTTGAGACCAACGTAGAATATGTCCCAGACAGCGTGTGAGCGCGCCACATCTCTGACGAGTCCTGTGAAAATTGACCAGAGTTGCCTTAGATCCGCCATCATGGCATTGAGCAGCTTCTCTCCACCACTGCCGAAGATGATACCCACGATCCCGCCCACGGTCGGATGCGGACCGGCACGTTTCTGAATTGAATCAAACCACTTGTTCATATCAATCAAGCGACCCTGAATGCGCGCGAAGAAGCCGCTCTCGATCGAGCCCATGATCTGCGACAGATCATCCTTAAACGTCGTGAACAGACCGTGTAGTGATCCTGTGGCGATACGGTAGGCAGCGTTGGCGTAGCCAGGCGTCGTCTCGATATATCTGTTCAGAGCCTGTAGCACTACGTTGGTAGGGATGCCCAATTGCCCCACCTGGTGCATCTGGTCGGCAGTAAGACCGAGCTCTTTGCGCAGCGCAGCGTAGATTGGCAGACCGTCGCGCGCTAGCTGCAGAGTTGTCTGGCCGGTGAGCCTGCCCTGAAAAGCCATGTGCTGTAGCGCGACAGCTACACGATTCAGAGCACCTGGTGTCGTGCGGCCCACGAATGCGAGCGCATCCGACATAGACTTGATAGTTTCGTTCGTCGTATGTACGCTGATGCCCAGCGGGTGGAACGCACCGTACATCTGACGGAACGCGACCGTAATGTCTTTGAACTGGAACGGCGTGTACTTCGTGAAGTTGAAGAGATAATCTAGTTCTTTGTTGACATTGAACGTCGCACTCTGTAGCGGAGCCAACGCCACACGCGCTGTCTGCATCGCGCTATTGAATTGCCAGCCCCATTTCAAAGCCATCACACCACTGGCGACCAGGGCAAGCGTCGTACCGTAAGTCAGACGCCGCATGGTGAACAACGCCTGATTCATCAAGAAGCCGCGCTCGGCAGTTCCCTTGAATGCGACGCCTGTTTCCTCAGAAGCAACTGTCAGTTCTTCGAGGGCGGCAACCTCGGCTTCAGTACCGGCGATGAATTCACGTGTACCGGCTAGGCGGGTGAGGATGACGACTTCTTGCTCAGCCGCCATCCTCAGCCTCCACCAAACAGCTTACCTACATTGTTGGCGATCTGCACGGCGAGATTATGCTGATCTTGCAGGTAGAGCTCCCGGTGGGCAGCAGCGATGGCCTGCATGATATCACGCTCGTACGAGCTCCTTGTCGTTAGGAATCTCATGGGATTCATACCTGCCATCGCTATGAATGCTGCCTCACTGATCTCGTCGTGCTCTAGAGGTTTCCCGTGAAGAACTCCTGCGTCACATCAACGCTGGTGTCCGTGAACCAGCGGTTGAGGACGAAGTTATGCTGCGCGATCGCGGCGTCGTTATTGGCGAACAGGCCGAAGACGACGTCACGTGCACGGTCAGCGTCCTCGATCTTGTCGTCAAACTGCAACGCTTCAGCCAGATCTCGCGTAAAGCCGGTGATGGGTTCACCGTGGAACGTGAGTGGCTGTATCTCACCATCACCGGCGACGTCCACGAACATGCCGGTGCAGGAGATGATGATCATCTCTACTGCCGCGTTAATCTGGCGCTCCCAGCGCGACTTGTGCTCCCGCGTGATCCTACCGCCGATCCGCTCGATCTCAGGACCATCGAGCAATCGGTGTCTGGCAAGGAGAAGCGGAGGCTCTTTGTCATATCCAGGCACAGGAATATGTGTCTCTCGTGTCTCAGAGATGACTCTCCGCTTCTCCGCCAGCTGTCCAAGCAGATTCTCCGGTTGGTCACTGTTACTCGTAGCCAAATCCGAGAGAACCGGCATATCAGGTTCGACCATCTTTGCTCCCTCCCTTTGATGCTTCCTACGACGCCGTTGGGTAGCCCTCGACAACCATCTCGAGCTCGATCAGGCCTGCATTGGCTGCTTCAGAATCCACCTCCGGTGGTGTGCAGCGATCGAGGATCCCGTGATAGACGATGGGCTTTCCGTAGACGTTTCCGTCGATGTCGAGCGGCTGCTTGCTCACAACCATGTTTGCCTTACCGACCCCGTTGAGGAGACGTTGCACATGATCGTGGTCGCGCGCGAGCCGATACAGCCGAGACACGACGACGTTGGCGACGGACACCAAACCGCCGAGCGATACGGGCGGAGCCATACCGCCAGGCCGGTACTGCGTTGAGCTTGCCGACTGCCCACCGCCGGTCATCTTGTCCCAGGTGCCGAGATTGATCAGGCTACCTGGGTCTGCGACGTCCTCGACGTGAACGTTCAGCAGATAGGTATCTGACCTAGTCGGACCGCCAGCCATCATGCCACCGCCTGGGTGATCGGAGTATTCACGATCTCGATCGTGACGAGCTCAGCCATCGGAGATGGCCTCACCGCGATGACTGCCCTGAGCTCGTTATTGGCAAGCACCGCTGGTGTGTTGACTGCTGGCCCAACGTCCACATTGAATGCCTGGTCGGACGTCGCGCCGTAGATCTCGCCGGCATTCCAGTCTGCCATGACGAGAGAGGTGAGCGCACCACCGTAGGCCGCGATGGTATGCCCTTGGCCGTCGATCATGTCGAAGACGTACTGTTCACCAACCGCTGCCGCCCGAGCCGCCAGTCCCATGAGGTAGCGCACAGTGCCCAGCGGGACCCAGTACGGATTGTTGACAGGATCTGCGAGTGAACGCCAGCCATAGATTGTCGGGGCACCATAGATGTCGCGAACGACATTGATGCCCTGAGTATTCCACGTCTGACGCGTGTTATCGTCGATTGCCGGCTGACTTACATCAACGGCCCAACTTGAGACGCCGTTGGCCAGACCAGCGGCTGGTTCTGCAGGACCGACACTCGCATCAACTGCCGACGAACGCCCCGCAACCAGAGCACACGGTGGAACGACGGACGTCGTACCAGCAACAACACCCGGACCCTTGATCCAAGGCCAGAAGAATGCAGCGTACTGACCGTTGCCTGTTGCCTTGGCCGCAGTTGCCGAGGCGGTGACTGTTGCCTGGGTCGGCGTGTCTGGCGAATCCAGAATCGCACACCGATTGTTGGCAGCAGCATGATCGGCTAGCTGCGTGTGTCCAAGGTCTGTCGTTCGTCCTGGAGCCGAAACATTGCCCGGACCCAGATCCTTGCTGAATAGAGCGAGCGCGGCTGCCCACTGCGCATCGGTGACGTTACCCCGATCGTCATTGCCACCCGTCATCGCGGTGAGTGCCTTGGTGGTCGGTGGGTTGGACGAAGCACCAAGTGCGATCGTGATGTACTGACTGGTCTCACCGTAGGTTACACCATCGGCCTGCGTTGTAAGCGTGGGCGACTGCTCCAGGATGTTGTTGCTGATGTCGGAGACCTGAATGACGTAAGTGCCGCCTGTTACGGTCACCCCAACCTTCAAGTTGTTTCCGTAGGCTCCTGGGCCCAGAGCACTGACGACAAGTGAGACTGCTGCGCCGGCATCGTTCAGATTCGTAGTCGCCTTAGCAGCTGCCGGACCAACCACACGTCCGACATACGCCTGACTCCCACCCTCCCGGAAGAAGACATTGAGTGCATCGTACATGATACTGTACGAGACTCGCGCTCCTAGTAGACGGGTGAAGTCAGTCATACTCTGAATGAACACCGGCGCGTTGCTTGGCCCCTGGTCACACAACCCTACAGCGAACCAGACGCCGGTGTTGGTGGGAGCGGAGCGAGGCGGTGCAACGGTCAGCTGCACAACTTGCGTGCCTGGGCGCACGAGTAGCGCATAGAGCGTCGCGAGCATGCCGAAGACCAGATTCAGCAGGATCACTCCTCACCACCTCCTTCCAGGGTCGAGATTGACGCCACATCAACCAGAACGCCATCATCGATCAACGTCTGATTGTGCAGCAGACCTGCGTCGTCGGAACCCAGGTCCACCGTTTCGCCGATCGCAAGCATACTGCCGTCAGCGAGATCCTGGACGTGGGTGCCCACGAACTTGTACGTGGTATCACTACCGCCGCCACCGCCCGGTGGCTTCTTTGGTGCTGCCTTCTCCGCCATCACACCTCCTCCATGATCTCGATTTCGGCGGTTACGGTCTCAACTTCTGGCCAGGTACTCCCAGGCTGAGTAGGATCTGGCGGTGGTTCCGGTTGACCGTATGCTGCCGGACCACCATACCTGCTGACGACTTCCGCAACGTCAATCTCGAACACGACTTGTCCACATCCGAGGGTGAGCGTGTCGTTGAAGTTGAAGTTGTCGTCGTAGCTCTCATCGAGCCATGTTGCACCGTCAGAGTATCCGCCCAGTGACTGATGCTGCAGTATGATCGTGCGAGCCATCCCCGTATACAACCGGAGAAGACGCTTGGTGTCCATACGATCTTGCCCACTTACAAACACACCGATCGCGAGCGAGAACGTAACTCGGAATGTACCGTCCCCCTCTTGCATGGGGATCTTCCTGCCCAGACCAGGACTGACTACAACGATCGCCGGCAGCTGATCAGCATTCTCTCGGTCAAGCCGCTCGGCCGTTATGTAGGCACGCGGCAGGGGCAGAGCATCCTGAGGGATGTTTCTGGGATCTGGCGGAGCAGGTGACTGTAGCTCCACCTCACGAATGTAGACCGGGAACCAAGACTCAAGAGTGTTGACGGCTGCATTCTCGAGATCGTCCGCGATGAAGATCTGTCCGAAGACGCTACTCAACGGGAGCCACCCATGCTTCTAGAAATCGTTCACCGATGATCTGCGTAAACCGTTCCCGATCAGCAACTGTAAACTTCATGAATGGACGATACTTCTGAGACGGTTCCGCCTGTGGCAGTCTTGATCCGAAGTACATGCGATCTGGCCAGATATCAAGCCTTTGCCCCTTCGCACCCCAGATAGTGACGGAATTCATCAGATCACCCCTGGCGATGTTGATGCGAAGATCCCAGCCTAGCTTAGCCTTACGTTCCAGCCAATCTGGAGTGAGTGGCTTCCACGACCCACCACCCCGGCGACCCTGGCTCTGGAAAACTTCTTCTTCCATCGCCATCATGAAGACAGCGATCCGTCGGAAAGCAGGGGACATGTCCACGGCAGCAGCACCCATGCGGTTGAACCGCAGCTGCGCCTGTTTGATGCCTTGCGCTTCGACGAAGAAATTTACCATAAGGTCCTATACCCATAGGCGGGATATTGATCAGAGTCGGGGAATGTGCCGACCGCCTGCAACGTCGGACCCGTCTCGACCAGCTTATCCGTGCTGCCTGACTGAATCATGAGGGAGACCTGCGAGCTGAGCCGCTGTAGATCTTCCTCGTACAATTCTTTCAACTGCGGGTAGATGCTGCGGCCGGTGTTCACCTGCTCGCTGTAGTAATCGAGTTCAATCTGCATCGCCGTGCGCTCAGCCACCACACCGGCAGCATCGTCCCAGAGCGGCTGTGGGATATCGTCACCGATCACATCCGATACACGGTCAGCCTCGATGTTGATGAGCTGAATGACCTGCGTATCAGTAGGGCGTGTATCAGCGTTGAATGTACCAACCTCGTTACCGTACTTGTCCTTGGTGCGCGAGATGATCATATCTGCTACCTGTTGCACCGTCGGCATCCACTCTGCCTGAGGCTCAGGCAGGTTTTGGATGGGCTCTGATGCTACGAAGCTCCCGCTGGGATCCTCGAATAGTATTTGGTACCAGCCTTGTACCAGCGTCGCGTTGTCCGTTGTGAACGAACGCGCTGCAGGATGTGAAGGATCAGTATCAACAGGCGTGATGTCTTGCGTGTCGATTAGATTCCACGGGCCATCGGCAACCGCGCTCTCATTGATCTTGATAATCGTCCACGCTACACCGTCGAAACGGGCTGGCGGAGTGTAGTCAGTAAAGCTAACTGTATTCATGACACGCTCCCTGTTTTGACCGTTCCGATAGTACCATTCCGAACACCGCTGATGCTACCACCCCTGGTGAATGTCTGCTCAACAATTCCGATGTGTACAGTCATGACACGCCCGGTCATCGGAGTGTTGAAGATAAATCCGGCAGGCATGGTGCCAACCATGTGTTCCCGCAGTACCAGGGTGACTGCACCACTTACGGTGGCCGTAGCCAGAATGTTCCCACCTACGACACCCCTACCGACCGAAACGGTGCCGTAGACATTGGACGTGGCAGCTACAAAGCCGTAGATCACCCGTAGTCGTACGATCGCGCCACTAACGGTGCTGGTAGCCAGAATCTGGGCGGGTAGCACAGGCCTTAGCCGCTTCACCGACCCTGCAACTGTGCTCGTCGCATTGATGACTGCCGGTACAATGGGACGCGCTCTCCCGACCGACCCGCCCAGAGTTGAAGTGGCAAAGATGGCCGTCGGAACGATCGGCCTCTGACCCTGCCGGAAGATTGAGCCGGTGAACGTGCTGGTCGCTAGGATCTGCGCTGGCGTGATCTTGCGTAGTGCACGGGCAGAGCCGGTGAACGTACTCGTCGCAAGAATCTGCGCCGGAAGCACTCCGCGCGCGACGCGGATAGAGCCAGCGAACGTACTGATTGCATTGATCTGACCACCAAAGACGTGAAGGACGCGAACAGAGCCGGTGAACGTACTCGTCGCAAGAATGTTGACCGGACGTATTGCCCGAGACACAACAACTGCGCCAGAGAACGTGCTCGTGGCAAGCATGTTCGTCGTAGGCTTGATTGCCCGTCTTACCGCGATCGTTCCGGTGAAGGAACTCGTCGCACTGATCTGAGCAGGAATGATCGCACGCTTGATAGCTACCGTGCCGGAGAACGTAGACGTAGCGTTGATCTGCGCCGGTGTCGGCTGTGGATGACCACCCCTTGTGATTGCACCGGTGAAGGTACTTGTGGCGCTAATCTGAGCAGGAGCAATCTTACGCAGAACACGTACACTGCCCGAGAGGGTGCTGGTGGCCGAGACCTGCGCAGGAAGAATAGCGCGACGAACACTAACAGCGCCGCTGACCGTGCTCGTCGCGCTCATTTGCGCGGGCGCTACCTTGCGAAGCGCACCAACGCTACCTGAGAACGTACTAGCTGCATTGATCTGAGCCGGTATAATTGGCTTACCGGCAAATCCTTTCTGGATGCTACCCGAGAACGTGCTGGTAGCAGAGATCTGCGTCGTCGGCCGAATGCCACGCGCCACCTTGATAGCGCCAGAGAGTGTACTCGTAGCCGCGATCTGTGCCGGGAAGACACCACGCCTGACGCCCACCGTGCCGGCAAACGTAGACGTAGCACTGATCTGCGTTCCTACGACTGGTCTCCGTCTGCCGATACTGCCGGCAAGGGTGGACGTCGCATTGATTTGAGCAGGGACGATCTTGCGTAGAGCACGTGTACTACCTGAGAAGGTGCTCGTCGCAGCGATCTGTGCTGGAACAACCTTGCGCAGAGCTCCGATCGCTCCGCTGAAAGTAGATGTCGCGCTGATTTGCGCTCCAACAACCGCCTTCCTTCTACCGATGCTACCGCTAAATGTACTGGTCGCACTGATTTGCGCAGGTGCTATCTTGCGCAGAGCACGAACCGCTCCCGACATCGCACTTGTAGCAGAGATCTGCGCCGGAGTGATGATCTTGGGTGGTACAATCTTGCCGATCGCACCGGACATAGTGCTCGTCGCGCTAACCTGAGCCGGAGCGAGGGCCCAGGTATGAGCATACAGCAGATCAGGGTTATACACCCAGGTCGGGTGATCGGCATTAAGCGCCGAGTAACTCGACCAGCCGATGTTGACCTGCGAGTATGTCCGGGCTACTGCAGACACGTCAGTCCTGGACCACCGACAATGCGTTTTGGGCGACCTGCGGAGTGTCGCCTACGTTGATGGTCGTCGAGGTGACCGTGCACCAACAGATTCCGTTGTCAGCGGAGGTACCAGCATTAGCGTCAAGGATGCCGAGGTAGGTGATCGTGTTGTTGGTGCCGGTGCCCGTCGACGTCGGCCAGGACTTCGTGGCGTCCGACGGAAACGTCTTGGTGTACGTCGTCGTACCAGTGCCAGCAGCGAAGATCGTCGTGTTATTCGTGAGTGCCAACGCTGCGTAGCTCGTGTATGCGCACTTGCCAGTCGTACCGCCGTTGAACGTGTCGTCCAGCGCACTGGCCCAAAGGTTGATGTAGTTTGTCGTAACTGCGGTGTAGGCGGTCGCGCCGAACAGAAGATCCTGAATCTTCTTGCTGCTGTAGTTGGCGAGCGATCCTGCCATCATCAGAACGTTGTCCTTCAGATCACCCTTGAACAACTTGTCGATGTACTTCTTGATCGGCAGGTCAAAGTCCTGCCAGAACATCTCCGCCCCGACACGAGTCGGGACCCACGGCGATGTAGGCGCGATGAGCCTGGGCTTCTCCGGCATCCAGATGCCAGGCAGTACTATTGCGCTATCCACTGTATCCCTCCGTGTGGCCGCTGATCCTTGCCGATTGCGCATCCGGGAGCGACCTCAGCCGAACGCCAGTTGGCGAGTTCGGATCGTAGTTGGGATCGTCTTCGGAGATCTCCCAGTGATGCTCCATGCCTACCGGAGCATCATCGGGGCTACTGCCTGCATAACCCGGAGCATCAGGGTCTTCAGACTGCGTACCAGACATCTCTGCAAACCGTTCGTGATGCCGATCATTGTGCGACGGCTCGCCTGGCTGCAGAAAGACGTAACTGCCTTCGATGTAGGCAACAGGTTGACCAGAATCAGGACCCTCATCAGCCAACAGATTCCCGTTGCCATCGGCGACGAGCCTGCCGTGGTAAATTCCTCCAGCCATCATTCTCCTTCCAGAAGAAGAGCGGAGCCAAGTACCTGGTCTGCGGATGCAAGTACCGGACTCCGCTCTTCAGACATCGGCTCAGTCCTCGCTCGTAGCCGTGGTGAGCATGGAATCAAGCCGATCCGTGACGCCTTTGCGCGGATCGACACCCTTCGTCTGCGCAGCTGCAACCTCAGCATCATATACCTTGTTAATGCTGTCGGCGTCTCCTTCAGTTGCCAGCGCCACAGTCTCGTTGACACTCAGCTTGTTCTCGACGATGTAATCGGCAAGCTCGTCGGTGCTGAGGGTTGAGGTCTGTGGCCCTTCACCCAGAGCAGGCGTAACGACGCCCTGGGTGGCCGCCTGATGCTGGCCAAACGTCTCCAGCAAAGCAGCCTGCGGTCCATCGTACGTGCCATCACGGATCGCTGCTGCGTCTTCGTCGGAGAAGAATGCGTCGAGCTCCTCACCACGAGCCACGCTGGTCTCGTCGTTGATGTCGACATCTTCACCGAAGTGACTGATCCGCTCTGTACGCACTTCCTCACTCGGGTCGATGGGCGACTCGACGTTCTCGAACCAGGTGAAGAGACGCACTTTGATGATCTTCTGTGCCATCTCTCCCTCCCTACGTCAGTCCGGTGAACTTGAGGACAGCGTACATGTTGTTGGCGTACATCAGAGGACGGACCGAGCTCTGAATCCAGGTCTGCTGCTTGCCGTTGGGGTCACGCCACGTCTCCGTGGACAGCGGTGCCTCGACGCGCATCTCGCCGACCTGCCCCTCCGCCAGCGCGTATGCCGAACCAGCAGTCATACGGTTGGTAACGAAGATGTCGATGTCGTAGCTGTCGAGCAGCGCAGCGAGCTTGTCGCCATAGATGCCCTCCAGGTTGAACATCTCGTTGGGGTTCATGATCCAGAGGTTGTAGTCCATGTCCATCTCTTCCTGCTCGGCGACAAGATCCGCCTTGGCGAAGTCCCGTGCCGGGAAGAGCGGCCAGTTCGAACCGCTGGCATACGTCGTGTTGACTGATCCCCAGCTGACGCCCACCACAGATCTGGAGTTTGCGGTGATCCACGACTCCAAGATCTGGACGCCACGCTGGTTGATCTTGCGGACGATCGTGTTGCTGAGCTGCCGCATGGCCTTGGTGAACTCCGTCACCAAGTTGCGATCCCGAGCCTCATCCGTGAAGAAGAACTTACCACCCCACTTCTCCACGACCGCCGCAGCCGGGGCACGCCTGCTGAAGCTGACGATCGGGAACTCAGATCCCGGCTCGACGCGCTCCACATCCCGGTCCATGTAGAGGTCCGGATACACAACGAGGTCATAGACGACCGCGCCGCCCGTGACTCCTCCCGCTGACGTGAACGCGCGGTCCACGAAGAACCGCTGCCTTGTCAGGTCGAGGATCATGGGTGTGATGACCCGAGTAGGGTCCTGAAGGGCGATGTCGATGGAGAACGTCGTTCCAGAGATCGTTGGCGGAGCCAGCGGGTTCATGACCGCGCCAGGGTATGGCGCTGCCTGAACCGGCGGAGCCGTCACAGGCTGGAACCGGGCAGCGGTGAAGCTGTCCGCATGCGAAACGCCCAGACGCCGAAGCTCCATGCGAAGGAGTTCGGGATCGGCCTGACCACGTGCAACAAGCTCTTCCAGCGTCGGCAGTTCGACGCGGACGCGATCGCCGTGGTCTCTGGTCAGTGTCGTGTTCATCCCTCCCTCCTACATTGAGTAGAGCTCGACTTCGACGTCCACACCACCGGCACCTGCGGCCGTGTATGCACGTCCCACCTTGATGCCCGCTGAATACGGAACAACAGCGCCAGTCGCATCGACCTGCACTTCCTGTCCAGCAGTGATCGCCGCACCAGCCGTGACAGGCAAGATCGTGCCCGCACCGCTGATGATCGGTACCTTCGCATTGGCGGCTGCGTCCCAAGCCGCCACACCACCGACCGCTGCGGCAGCTGCCGGAGCGCCAGCGGTGACGTAGTCTGAGCCATCGTTGGCCGGGAGAGGATCCGTGGCCAAGCCGGACAGACCGCCGGACTGACGGCTTGCGATGGCGGCGACGAACTTCTTGCCGACAACAGCGCCAGTCGTGTGAACCGTGATCTTGCGCGTGTACGCTGCCTCCCGCAGCGGGATGCACTCGTTGTTCATGAGAACACCCTCCGGTACGTTCCGTCAGTCTGAATCCGCCTCGACTGCGGGATGTCGCCCATTGAGGCAGCGACGCGCGTCTCGGGGAACAACTGATGGGTCCACGCCTGCACGGTCTCTACGTCCGCCTGGGCGTGATCGGCTTCGTCAGGAGCTTGGCCATGACCACGCTCTCCAACCGGGATGAGTCCTGGCGCGAGACTTGCGAGGACCTGACCTGCACCCTCCTCGTCAGCGGCCAGTGCCTGGAGCCAGTGCTCGCGACGCGCGGGAGGAATGCGGCCATCGCCCATGGCGGCGTTGACTAATCCCTCGTGCCGCTCCTGCCTGCGCTCCCGAACGACCTCGGCAGCCGCACGACCGTTGTTACGGAGCTCGGTCAGCGTTGCTTCGTCGATCAGAACGGTGCCAGACGGAAGCGCAATAGACGCAGCAACAGCAACTGGCGTCGTTTGCTCTTCCGGCTCTGGCGCTGGAGCAGGCTCCGGTTCTGGTTCTGGAGCAGGCTCCGGCTCCTCCGTGGTCTCGGCAACCGGCAAGCCAGCTGCCGCGTTCAACGCACGGAGGGCTTCCCGGACCTCATCGTCGGACGCAGTGTCCGATAGGCCCAGGACACGGCGGATCTCTTGAGGATCCATCGCACCTCCTGATGCGGTTGTCGGGGGCAGGCTTGCCGCCCGATCGGACCAGCTGGCCAGGACTTCGCGTCCGATCGCCAGCGTTGCTGCGAGCATTGGCGCCGCAGCCTTTTGCGCTTCCCGGTCGTCCGGGATGTAGTCGATGCGAACTGCTGTGGGCTCGCCGAACTGCACGGTCCCATCCACATCGCTCTCATACGACAGCTTGTACAGCTGTCCCGACTCGTCATCCTCGACAACGAGTTCGTTGGGCCCTGTGAGCACAGCCTGAATCCACCACCAGTTGGCCAGTGGGTGATCAGGCAGGAACTCGTTGTAGAATGCACGACGCACGTCGTCGAGGTTTGCCGAGGCGGTAGTCTGCCTCCGGAACCTCATATCACCTCCTTGGCTCGCAGCTGCCGCCTGGACAGCCTCGACGATCGTGTCGTCGATGATGACACCCTCGGGGATCTCCTCTGTGTAGTACATCGGTAAATCCTCGAGGACTGTGACGCCGGGCCACTGCACACCCAACAGAGAGCAGGCGGACAGCACGAAGCGCCACTTGCGCCCCATCTGGCTTGGGATCCCCCAGAAGCCCTCGACCGAACGCGAGGGATAAGCGTATGGAAGGATGTCGGCTAACCATTTGGGGACTCCGGCAAAGTCGGCATAAACGGACGTGCCGTTCTCCGACAACCGAAGATTGATTGCACGCCCGAATGCCGGCGTAGCATCAAACTTCTTCGGATCGTTGAATCGTGGATCTACGTGTCCGATCTTGAGACGCGGGCTAGGAATGCTAGGATCTTCGTTCGCAGCCATGACCGCATCGCGCAAATCCTCCGGCGTGAATGTCGTGGGACCATTCGCTAGGTTGTATTCAATCCCAGCATGCATGATAGGGACATTCGGAACGGTCACCATGAATGGACCCTTCATCTACCCCTCCTCCACCACCGGTGATGAGCGGGAGCGGGGTCAGAAGAGGGAGGGAGCATCCGTTCCCCTGACCCCGCACTTGCGGTGGTCTTTGTGGGTGCTGCTCCGCCGCTAGGAAGACTGGTCATGGCCGGATTCGGGATAGGCTTATTGCCCGCTCCCGCTCCTGGCGCTTCGCCGGCAACCTCACCGGCTGTTGCCCTGTTCTCTCTCGGCTGGAGAGGACCACCAAGTGTGACCTCGGGACGCGGCTCCGTCTTCTTGGGCATGCGCGCCCTGTACCGCACCCAGTTCTCTGTCTCCTGATCCATCGTGATCACGCCGTCATGCACCAGCTGCGACAATTGTTCAGTGCCCAAACTGTCCTCACTAGTGCGCTCCCACGTGATGCGCGGCGCAAGCTCCTCATCCTCGCCGTAGTTCCAGTCCACGATGTCTTCGATCACGTGCTCGATCATCGTGTCGCAGTACCACTGCGCGATGTGACGCTGACCAACAAGGAAGAAGTCCTCAAATGTCTCACTCAGCGCATACGAGCCTACATGCTGTCCGCCTTGCGCCAAGTTGACCAGCTGTAACAAAAACCGTCGCGCCATGGACTCATCCAGGCGCTTGATGGTCTTGTCTACGTCACTGCCTGTTCCCCGCGCGATGTTTACTTTGGTGCCGAACGGCACAGCCAGCCCCGAGTTCTCTCCCAACCGGAACTGAGACATCAGCATATTCAGGCTAGCAAGCTCATCGTCCGTCATCCCCTGCGCACCCTCCGCATAAGGAACACCGCCGGCACGCTCGTGATTGATAGCCTCCACGCGCAGATCACGATCTTTGATAATCCAGTCCTTGTAGCAGTCGCGCATCATGCTGCGACCGGTCCAAGACATTGCTTCCTGCTGGAAGACGAAAGCAACAAGATTGTCCACGGGGATCTCGGGACCACCGATGTAGCCCTGCCACTGCTGCGGCTCCTGAAAGTTCCAGCCAACAGGTGCCCACTGAGTAATGCTAACCAGACCACCCTTGGGATCGATGTTGATCTGCCGAATGGTCTGCGGTGGACGCGGCGCGAGCTTACGCAGCCGCCATTTGCCGTCAACGATCTGCCCCACCTGCTCGAAGAAGTTGTGTCCGTAGATCGCCGCCAGCATCGCCTGCACTACAAACTTGCTGTGCGAGAACTTCCCTTTCAACCGACCGATCGGCTGCGGATCTTCACCTAGGAGCGGCAGATTGAGATCTTCGGCGACCTCATCAACCAATGCCTTACGAGCACCGTTAGGATCAATCACGAAGCGCAACTGTGCGATGCCCCACATCACCGCCGTCAGCAATCCAGACAACTGTGAATCAGTCCGCATCTGGTCATACAAGCGCACGTTAGTCGGCCAGCGCAGCTCAGGGACATATTCCCACTCGTCCACATACATGCGCCAGGGACCAGTGGGACCGAACAGAGGCGAGGCTGGCCCCGCAACCCCATAGCCGCCAAGACCGAGATCGGGGAAGCCGAGCTCAGTTGTAGGCGCGCGTGATCCCTGGCGCGTAGTTGTACGTGGTCTGCCTACAGGGGCCATTACTTGATCTTGACGTTGCTCTTCCCGCCGCCACCGTGCGCCATGTGCGGTGTTGCGCTTCCGGGATTCTTGATGCCGCCCGGATTGATCTTGCCACCTCTCTTACCCTTTGTCGGAACTGACATGATTCTCCTTCCGCTCTTGCTGTCGTCTTGCTTCTTCCAACCGTGCCAGGCGCTCAGAGACTTTCGACAGATAGATGCCGATGCCGATCAACGCTACGATCTGCGCGCCATTGATAGCAACCATCGCATCGTTGAATCCCCCTTGACTGAACGCGACAATCACTCACTCAGCCGCCTCGTCGTCCTCCCCTACTTCGTCTGTGTCCGCCGGCAGCGGCGTCGGCTCTGGGCTAAATGTCTCGCGGAATGCATTGGCAGCATTCTCGAGCGCCGTGGACACCAAATTGAGAGCCGATGCGATCGTGTGAATCGAACCTGCTACCGCCTCCTTCTCCGCAGAGAAGTCGATCTCGCTGACTGCCCGTGCGGCCTCCTCCAGACGATCCGCTGCATCCTGTAGACCCATCATTCCTCCTTTATGCCTTGGGCTCTGCGACACGGACGAATACCACGCCAATGCCGCCCAGATAGCGGGTGGCACGCATGACTTGTCCTCCATTAGATGCGTTTGCTGCGCCAGTGTTGCCCTCGACCGCCGAGAACGCAGTGCGGCCAGAGGTCCACTTCTCGAAGATGCCCACATGGTCGTGTACTCCGTCCCGATTCCAGTCGTAGCAAACGAGGTCACCAGGGATGGGATCGCCCGTGGTGACAAGACCGTTACGCTTCTGACGGGCATCCCCAACGATGTTAGGGACGTAGGAGTAGTACCGACCGGCTGCGAACGATGGTGATGCCTTCCCGCTGTTCTCATAACACCACGAGACAAAGATAGCGCACCACGGCACTCCGTTCATGCCATACCAGACCCCGTACTTCTGACGATTAGTACCACGAGGCGATTCGACAACCCCAATCTGGGTAATGGCCTTCTTGAGTGCGGCTTGCCGTGTGCTGCCGTCAGCCGAATTAGGTTCGCTGCCCTTGTACTTGGTGTAGGCAAGATTGATGAGTCGGACACACTCTGCGTCAAAGGCGGGCTTGCCGGCATTTGGCAGACCGTCCGGGACCTTGCACGCACGCAGCGCATTGAATGTGGGTTGTCCAACCCACCCTGTAGCGTCGATGTGCTGCTGTCGCTGGAACCCGGCTACGCCAGTGTCCTTGACGTTGCCAGACTTGCCATGAGAGAAGTTATTTGAGAATGTATCGTCGAACGTG